GAGGCTGGTTTTCCCGACGCCCGGTGGCCCCATGATGATCATCGACGACGGTCGCATTTCATCGTAGTCCACCGTAATCTTCTTGAGCCAATTATTCATCAGCTCCTCCCTTCTTTGCGGTCCACCACGCATCCATGATGTCGTGCCAGACCGTCCCAAAGTACAAGGCAGGGCTCGCGACCTCTTGGTCGCGATAGTAACCATCCTCGTACTGATACTGGTGCTTAGTAGGACAGGTCTGAAAAGCCCTGACCCTACTGTGAGTCACCACCGTCTTGTTCCCGTACTTCCCCTCGATCTCTGGGAGTTCAGGGAACACATGTTCTCGGTTCTTCCAGCCATGATCCAGAAGACTGGTATGGCCAGAGCAAACACCGAGAAATTTACAGGGCGTGTTGTAGTTCATACACGCACCGGAGTTTTTCACGACCCTGCCCGAACTGCGGTACCGCTTTCGCGATTCCGCCATGTCGTAGCTCACGTCGATCATGTTTTCCGTGTGGTCAGCAAGGTCTTGCATCAGAGGGGTGACCGACCTTCTCTGAAAGTATTTCTCAGGGTCTTCCTTGAGTTTCAGCAAGACCCTGTTGCCGAAGAGTTCCTCGTTCTCATATTTGAGAGCAGAGGCACAGGCACCTATGGCGTCTGAGCTAATCCCCTGCCCGAGATATGTTCCCTCTTCAACAGCCTCCCTCCAATTGGCTTTTGTCAAAGCCTTTGGCTTGAGTCCCGGCTTTTTCACCACGTCCCAAACCACCCTGCTGACCGGATAACCTTTTGTCCTAGCCAAGAGCATGTAATGCTTAGGCTGGGTGTCGACATTGAGTTGCCGCCAGTAGTTTGACTCTGGCGAAATGTCGGACGAGGTTGTTTTGTGATCGAAGATCGTAAGATGGCAGGCGTTTCCCACCGTGTCTACGATCTTGTCGATCTTTCCGGCAATGACGTGCGACCTTCTCACACGCCCCGATTTCAGATTGTACATCGGAGCTGAGAGGGTGATTTCACACTCTCGTACATCGTACGAGGCGTTTTCACTCTTCCATCTCGCGTCGTACACGGCAATCATAGCCTTGAGTGTGGCCCTGATTGCCCAGTCGTCGCCCTCAAGCCGCAGATTGTCCACGACTTCGAGAGCGTCTCTCAAAGCACTCATTGGTTTCCTCCCAATTTGTCAAAGAGCAGCCCGGCGTTCCGGGCGTTCTGACAGAATAATAGGAGGCTGATGCCGAGAGTCAATCCTTATTTATCGAAAAATAAGGAATTACTTGGTTTCTTTGGGAACTATCTTGTAGTGCGACGTGTAATAGTTCCCTCCATCCATACTTTTTCTGCGGAATTTCCGCATATGCACCATGCCCGCTTCTGTGGCGTCGGAGATCCGCATCTGGGCCGTGCGGACGCTCACGTCCCACTCCTTCGCCCACTCCTTCGACGTCATGAAGCCCTCAGGGACCTCTCTCCCGCCCCGGTCGGCTCTTCCGAGGGCCTTTTCCAGCTCGTCAAAAGTAATCATTTGGACTTTTGCCACGCTTTCCTCCACGGTTTCAAGAAGTAGTGTCCGAAAAATCCACCGATCCGCTTCATCCCGAGGTCTTTTCGGAGCCTGTTTTCCAGTTTTGTCAGTGGGCAGTCGATAACCTTGGAAAAGGTCAGTATCAGTATTACCGACGTGACCGGTATCGAGACATACCAAGGCTCAGCGAAAGGAACGATAAAGAAGGACAGTATGTTCCCCCAGACTATGAAGGAGTGAAAAAGCACCAATGCCATCAGGCCTAGCTTTCGCCCTTCTTTTCCCACTCGTCTTTTTCCTTGAACAGAGACTCGACCTGATCAATCAGCCAGCTTATGTCATTCGGGAAAATAGCCCTCTGGCTCCTCCTCTTGATAGTCGCCAGCCTCTTCTTCTCCGGGCTGTCCGTCTCTTCGTTCGTCTTCTTCCCACTCACGGACCATCTCCTGCCACATGTCTATGCCACCCTGAGTGGAGAAGTTCAGGCCTGCCAGTCCGCAGCCTGTACAGACAACGCCACTGAACAGGTGTCCACCGACGACCGTATAGTTTTCCTTGAGGTCCGGCTGTTGGCCGCACAAGGGACAGTTTCTTATTCGTTCACTACTCATCGCTCGGCCTCTCATTCGATGACCTCCCCATCTATGACGACCTGACATTTGCACTCCAGTATCAACCTAGCCCCGCAGGAGAGCAAGGGCTTGTGAGGGCTGTACCTCAGCGAAGATGGGCCACAGATGTACACCTCTGATCCGTAGTGGTTCTCTTTACCCACCTTCACTGTTATCGGGGGGTCCGCTGTCCCCTCCTTGGTGTTCTTCCTGATCACGTGCATGTTCACGTGAATCTTTTTTGCGCGCGGCATCCAGTTCCTCCCAGTAAACCATGAGCCTGCTAAGCAGAACGGCAATCGCCACGATAGCTACAAAGAATCCGAGGTCCGGCCATCCCATTACTCCACCCGCGACCTTTCTACCGTCCAGATTCTCTTCCGCACGAAAAGTTCTTCGTCAGAATATCTGACGACAATCCCGCCAAACTGCGGCGTGGTGAGTCTCGCGCCTGCGATCTTCCACACGAAGGGCGTCTTGCCCTGCCAGCATCCAGTCACGGCTGCGATAGCATGCCCTGTGGATGTCCGCCCCTTGCGAACGGAAGCGTCCCTGCCAGTTGGTATTTCGCACATAATGTAGCGGTGCCTGTGAGACCTGACGATGGCGTCAGGCGGCCTGCGGCCCCACTTGGCAGACTCTACGTACTCTTCGATGAGTTCTTTGAACACTGCCGTGGCTTCGTAAGCAGCCGAAGATGTGGTACCGACGTGGTGTAAGAAATGCACGAGCTTTGGTCCGCACATTTTCCACAAGTCCCACCTTGCGTGCTGCCCCTCTTCGTTGGGGATGGCTCCGAGTCGCTTGGCGAGGTTTTCCTCGTCACGAGCCGACTTGCCCACGTGAGCCTCTGTCCCACGAATGTGGTAGTAGCGTCCCTCGCACCCTTCCACCACCGGCGCCATGCACTCGTAGGCGATGGCCGCCTGATCTTCGAGGTTGTGACTAATTTGTGTTGTGCTTCCGTGGTGGACTCCGTCGACAATGTCTCCGTTGAAGACGACCGCATACGGCTCCCCCCGCGTGGCCATTGGAACGAAATCATCCCAGAACTCCCTCCACATATTCCAGATTTTCTTTTGCAGCCTGCTGGGCTTGTACATACCCCCTTCGTCCATAAAGACGCCACCGGGAGGACACAGGCCCAGACGGCACCCACAGTGGGTGTCCGAGACTACGACGAGGTTGTTGACTTTATCTGCCGAGGGCATGGTCTTTCTCCCATACTGCTGGTGCCCGCAATGTGGCTTTGTCATGCTCCCTAAAGAGACACAACGCGATGATCGAATAGACGGCCAAGTCACGGAAGGAGTCTTCCACCCCCTCGTTGCTCAGCTCCCCGGTCTTGCAGAACGTCTTCAACCGCTGAACCTTGTCGTTCATGCGGATCAGGCACCCCATCCAAGCCGGAATGCCGAAGTCTTCGCTTGCTCGGACGTTGGCAAAGGGGTCGGAATCAGTGCCGTAGTCTCGCTGCTTCCTATCGTGCAGTTCGCCGAGGCTCTTCAGCTCAGCATGAAACTCTTCGCTGCCGATGTTCATCCCATCCTCCCTCGCATGGCTGTCGCAACACGCATCCTGCCAGTCCTGCCCCCACCGTACTGCCGCAGAGCCGTCTGGAGATCCACTCCGGTCTGCTCCAGCTTTTCAAGCGCCTGTTGCTGTTCTTCCTCAAGGTCGTCCTTGAGTCCCTGAAGTATACCCGCCCTTGCCTCGGGGGGAAGCTTTTTCTGGTCCTTGCTGAGATTTTTCATGGTCGGCGGCTTGGCCGAGAGCTTGTTTGCCCACGAAGCGATCTGCCTGTTGCGGATCTCATCAGCGAGGTCCAAGACGGTATACCTCTCACGCACAGCCCCTTTCCCGAAGAACTTGGGTCCAAGTATCTCTCTCGCGATAGCCTTTGACCGCGACAGGGTGTCGGTGATGAGGGATATGTCGTTTTCGGTGGGGTTGTCCACGTTGAGGTTTGTGGTGCCCACCAACTGTCTGGCGATCTCCCCTGAGAGTTTCGCGTATTCGTGATACTGCTGGTCTGAGAAGTTTCGCCTCTCTCCATTGAAGTCCATGTGCTTGTCGGGAGCTTCCGGGTATCTGGCCTTGTCGGTCTCGGCATGCTCGGCATTCCACCGGAGCAGGACCCTGTCTCCAACAAAGAGGTCTGAACTCTTCATCCTTGCCGGGACAATCAGCTGGTAGAGGAAGGAGGACGACGGGCCGTAGATGTTGTTCCGGTCGATCTCCCTCCCCCAGAGATCCACCTTGGGGGTGTTGTCGACAAGACCGAGTTCCGTCTTGGCCCTGAGCCGGTCGTACGTCCGGTTCTTCTTCTCGTTCTCGTTCCCCCAGATCCCCCGCTCGGGAACCTTTTCTTGAAGTGCCCTGCCGGTAGACCGGATGTAGTTTGGAATCCAAGCGGTGGCAAAGTTTGTTGCCCAGTGGCCTGCCCCGGAGTAGAAGCCCCGCTCTCGCCAGTTGTGTGCCGCATCCACCATGTCGGCAAACGACCGGGTGAACGTCTTGTTGTACAACTGTCCGTAGAGGCTCTTTGCAGTGTTTCCCGAGATTGCCTCGACGCTTCCGGACTGCAAGCCTTGAGCTGCATCCACCAGAGTGGCCAAGACTGTGGCGAACGGTTCGATTCGCTCGTAGCTGACCCAAGAGTTCCCCAGCTTGACAGAGAACGGGGGAGGCATGCCTTCCCTTCCGGACGCCCCTCGGGGTCCAGCCTCCCACTCCTGAGCCGAGCCGGTAATCCAGTCCTCGTCCGGGTCGTCCGGGTCTCGGAGCCCCATGATGGCGAAGAGCATCATCCAAGAGAGTCCCTGCTCCATCACCAGAGGCGACAGCTTTCGCCAAGTGTTCTCGATGCTCTGGCCCTCTCTTCGGGCCACAGCCGCCTTCCAGAGGAGGTTCGCTGTCCCGAGGGGAGACAGCCGGACACCCGTCTTGAAGATGTTGAGAGGGGTGACAATAAACGGCATCACAAAGCGGAGCGGCTTGATCGTCTCTCGGAGCTGGACGATCTTGGACCCCGCTTCACCCAGAGGTGCCTGCCACAAGAGCCGAAGGCTTTCGTTCATGGCCGGGGTGAAGACCGCCTTATCCTTGTTCTCAAGGAGCTTGTCCATGAACATCGCCGACTCTTCGGGCCGAATCGCCCCCTTCTTCACGGCTGCCCTTGCCGTGCGGAAGGCGTACCCTGCGGCAAACGCATTCGACATTGTCCACTTCATGTACTCGTCGAACCCGAGAAGCACGTTCTGCGGAATACGGATACCCTTGCCAAGCTTGCCCTTGATGGCAGTTCTCATGCCCTCAATCTTCGTGCTGCCGCCGCCCCGCCCCTCAAACCCCAGCATTGACTCGACGACCGGAGCTTCCTCCTTGAAGGCCCTCAGTCCGAATGAGGCTCCGACCCCTTGGCTTTTTATGAGGTGCTTGAAAATGACGGCATTTTCGGAGAACGTGGGCAGGTGTGGGTCTTGCACAGCGAGATTGGCAAGCGCCTCAAGGTTCCTCTTTACCCCAACTTCCCACAGGAAGAAGGGCACGGTCCCGACTATGTTGGACACTTGGGTAGTGATCGCACCAAGGATGGAATTTCTGAAAAATTCAGAGGCTCCGTCCATGAGGTCGGCTTTGTGCTGCTCCGAGAGGTTGAGAACCCTGTTTGCGTAGTACGGGTCGTTCTTCATGTTCTTGAGTGCGAACGGATCAACACCCATTGATCTGAGGTACTGGTGCAGCGCGGGGAGCCCCTTGCCTGCGAACTCGCCTGTCCCGTTAGCCCACTCCTTGTGGACCCGC